CAAAGATATTTGTATCAGAACCCATCTCATGAATTAACTTTAAGAATTCTTCTGTACCAACACCATCTAAAGAAGAATCAAATACCTCATCCAAAATTAATAGATTAGTATTTGTAGAGTTCTTTAACTTAGCAATCTGGCGCCATGTAAACAATAGTGCCAAGTCAATACGCATCTTCTCACCTTCAGAGAAATTGGCATAACCAAATTCATCACGGTGTCTTGATTTAATTGTTTCCTCAAAGTTCTCATTGATATTGAAGTTAACAAAGAAATCCATGGCAGTCAAATACTTGTTGATCAACTTATTCATGATAGGTAAGTATTGACGGATAATCTTAGTTTTAATACCAGTATCTTTCAACAATACTGCCGCAAATTCATAATACTGTTTCTCTGTTGCTAACTCTTCCTGTCTTTTAACCAAGACTCCAAGTTCTTCTCTAAGTTCTTTAAGTCTAGCATTCTCACTTTCGATTGACTCCTTGTGTGTAGACAAAGCCTCAACTTCTCTTTGGAGTTTATTAATGAAAGCATGTACCGCTGATATGGTTGAAGTGTGTTTGACAATTTCGTTGTTGTGACCAGAGATATGTTTGATGATTCCATTTATTTCTTCTATTCGTTTGTTTGCTTTAGTAATCTCCGCTGAGATTTCCGTAAGGCCTTCCCGTTGAGTAGTGACTTTGGATTTTCTTTCATTAACTTGTTCATCTTTGAATTCTCCGTCAATGATTTGTTTACAGGTTGGGCAGTTGTCGTGTTCTTCATAGAAAGCAATATCCTTTTCATTTTTCTTAATGTTGGTTTCAATCTTGGATTCTAACTGCAATAACTTTTTACTTTTCTTTTCCACAGAAAGTTTATCTTCAATTTTTTTCTGGAGAACATCAATGTGTTTTTGGATTAATTCAATATCTCTTTGTAACTTGAAATTCTGGTCTATACTAGAATTAATCTCCGCCTTCTTTTTGGCAATTTCTTCATCATTACGGGTCTTATGTTCCTCGATACTTTGTTTCTGAAAGTTAATTTTCTCAGAAGTTAAATCCATTTCATACTTGGTCTTTATAGAAGTATCTTTAATCTCTGACATCTTCTCTTTAACAACACCATTCATGGATGAGAAGATACCAATATCTAATAAGTCCTCAATGATTGCTCGCCTATCACCAGGTGATAATTGCATAAACGGAACAAATGATGCAGAACCCAAAATAACCACTTGAGTAAAAGATTTAAAATTTAATTTGAGAATGAACTTCTCTAAGTGTTCTTGGTAATCTTTTGCCTTAGCATCTTGGTCAACCATGACACTATTACAATAAACCTCAAAGATGTTTGGTTTGATACCACGAATTACTTTGTATTGTTTTTTACCAATTAGGAATTCAATCTCAACCACAGCTGCCTGTTGGTTAATAGAGTTGAGTAATTGTGGTTTGTTAATCTTACGAAACGGTTTACCAAATAGACCAAAACACAACGCATCTAAGATTGTGGACTTACCCGCACCATTGTTACCAATAATGAGGGTGTTTGGTGATTTGAGAAAATTGATTTCTGTGAAGTTTTGTCCGGTGGATAAGAAGTTTTTCCAACGGACTTTCTGAAATATAATCATGCCTGTTCTAGGTTAAGTGCCTCAACATACAGTTCTTTAAGAACCGATTTGAGTTTATCATTATCAATGTGATCTTCTTTAATACCATCCACAAACTTGTTTATGATTGTGATTGTATCTTCAGCTTCATTAATCATATCATCTTCTACGCCTTCTGTCAAGTCAGTAAAGTCCTCGGCAATGGTAATATCAATTGGATTAACATTGTATAAGTTGTTCATGAACTTATCAAACAGATAGGGATTAGTTTTGTTTAGTACCACAACTTTAACATAAGTTCCGGCAAACTTGTCAAGTTCTTTGTTGGTAATTTCGGTAATAGATTCTTCTTTGTCATCATATGTAATACGATGAAACATTACATTTGGGTTCTCAATAAATTCCAAATGACGAGTGTTAAGGTCAAACAAATGAAAGCCCCTCGGATCATTGTAGTCTTGCCAGGTGAGTTCGTAAGGATTACCAAGATAACGGATATTATCTTGATTTGAACGGTGGTGATAATGACCTGAAAACACAGTATCAAACTTTTTAAATAGTTCACGGCTTAATCCTTCTTGTGATGGCATACCACGATGCATAGCAAATCCAGCAATTTCAAAATGTCCCATACAAACATCAGCATTGGTTGTGTTGAGCATGTTAATACTCTCATCATAATTTTCAGGACAAATCCAAGGCATCATACAAATAGGTGTGCCATTAATTTCAATTGTTTTAGGTGAATCAATCACTTCAATGTTTGTGTATTCTTGTAATAGTAACCGAACCGAGTTTACCTCGTTGGTGTTTTTGAAATAGGTATCATGATTACCGGCAAGCATAAAGACTTTGATTCCACGAGCCGCCAGCTTATCGAAAAACATTTCTCTTGTGCGTTTATACGAATAAAAATTAATATATTTTCTGCGGTCAAAAGTGTCACCAAGAATAAGCACAGTATCAATAGATTGTGTGTCTAAAGTGGTAAAAAAAGTTCCTGTGTAAAACTTATCAAAGTAATCTAGGAAATGAATTGAATCATTTCTTGCACCGAAGTGTTGATCCGTTATTATTGCTACTTTCATAATGTTTAATCTCAATATTTAACTTCACACATTATATCACTCTCCTAAGAACTTTTCAATCCCTTTTGGCTTCTTTACCTCTTTTTTCTTTTCTTTGGCATCTTCATAAGTTTCAATAAATTCGGCAATATTATCATAGAGTTCGAATTGTCTTGTGGATCCATCTTCTAGTTCCATCATTTCCATTTCATCAAGAATACCCATTTGTTCGGTAGCTTTATACTTCACATAGGTTTGTTTCTTCTCTTTTTGGATCCTACGAAGGAAAGCATAGTAGATAATTTGGGTAAAGTAGGCAAATGGATTCTTAGATTTGGTAGGATCAAAGTTGTCAAAGTACATTAGACAGTTTTCAATACCATCAGACATCATTTCATCACGATAGGTATAATTGATGAAGTTTGGTTTGTGTGATAACCCTTCAGCAATCTTCATGAAACACTCTCCAATGTAATTTGGAATAGGAGGAGGTGCTGTTTTATTCTTTGTGGATAGATCCTTAGCTTCTTTATACTCTATTAGAGCTCTAAGGAAGTCTGGATTATTAATGTAATGTTTTTGTTTCTTGATTGGTGCTGGTACTGGTTCACTCATTTAATTCTCTCTTATATAATATATACCACAACTATTGCTTGACAAACGCTTGACAAAGGTCTATTATCGTCTATGTCCCGGTTTGAAGAACATAAAACAAATCCTAATGTAATGTAACTCCATCTAGTTCCATCTCTTCAAAAGCATCCATAATATCATTTACTTCATCATCATCTAAACTATCCACAAGGTTCTTTGCCTTCAGTAAGTCTTTAATTTTTTCCACAGTATTTAAATAATACTCACAGAATTCTTCATTAGGTTCCAAAATACCTAAAATATCTTTGTTCTCAATAAGTATTTCATTTCTTTTGAGTAACTGTACAGGCAACCAATGGTGCATCATTAATCCGGCTTCTTTGTTTCTATATTCAATACCAACTGTCATTGGTTCTTCCACATTATAAATGCCTGTGTCCATTGTTGTAACATTACCAATAATATCCTCACCATTCAGCAATCTGACTATTTTAATATTACTTTCCATCTTTTAGTCCTATCTTGTAGATTTTAAATGGGAACTGCTCCTCATTATATATCTTTGATCTTTCCACAAAGTGTTTAAGAGTATAGTTCATTTGTTTACCGGTTCTAAGGTCATCAGCAATATCATATAGTGTGGCTATTTCTTTGCCTTCACTCTGTCGTAAGCCTCGTCCAATGCTTTGCAAAGTTCGAATGCTCGATTTTGTTGGCATTGCAAATATAATGTTATGGAGATTCCTGATATTAATACCAGTACTAAAAGTACCAAAACTAGCAACCACAATTGCATCTTGTTCTATCTCCATAATTCTTCTAATTTCTTCTCTGTCTGATGCATCAACTCCACCGTGGACAAAAAAGACTTTTCGATCACCTAACAACTTCGTGTTCTTAATCATATCATACAGTATTTTGCCATGTTTGTCAACCATTTGATATAGTACCAAAGTGTTTTTACCTAAGCTAACCGCAAGATTCTTAATGAATTTATTTCGAGATTCGTTTGAAATGAGATAGTCAATTTCTTCAGCATAAGTTTTGCCTTTGAGTAATTTGGATATTTCATCAGAGTGTTTTAGCACCAAACATTTAATTTCGAAATTAGAAACCTCACCTTTATCAATTAACTCTTTTGTAGAGATAACCTTTTTAACAGGACCAAATAAACCTTCTAATACCAGTTTATGTGTTTTGGTGCCATCTAGTGTACCTGTTAAACCAAATCGGTATTTGGCATTAACACAATTGGTTAAAATAGAGGTAAGTGATTGTGCTTTAAAGTTATGGGCTTCATCGCCAATGACATAATTAAACTGTTCAAAATATTCTTTTGGCATTTTATACAAGGACTGCCAAGTGGATATTGTCAACGGTTTATCTGTGTTCTTATCTTTGCCTTGATAGATACGATGTATATGTTCTTCCATACTACCATCATTATAATCTCCAAAGTCGGAGAATAACTGCTCAACCAAAGAAGTGGTTGGAACAATTACAAGTCCTTTTAAATTTTGGTATTGCCAGAGTTGTCTAAAGATGAGATAGATGATGAGTGATTTGCCTGAAGCGGTTGGAGATACGAGTAACGCTCGGCGTTTCTGCATTGCATGAATGTAGGCATTAATTTGGTGTTCTCTAACTTCAATTGGTTCTCCACGAGCATGTGGCTTAACCGATGATATAAATTTCTTTGCATGATATTCTGAGTATTCGTCCTCTAATTCTAATCCATCACTATATTCAAATGTGTAATCTCTTGATTCACAAAACTCCTCAATATATGGTAACAATCCACGATATATCATTGAACTCTGTAAATTAAAAAGTCTTATCTTTCCATCCCACACACGATTACGAAATGCCGGAACAAACTGGTAACCAGGAACAAAGAATTCAAAA